AAAGAATACCCCGACCGCAACCCGAACCTGATCGCGCAGTGGCTGCTGCTGGCCATTGTGGTCGGCTACCTGATCGGCGCCGTGGTGATGATCGCGTCATGACCTGCGACAACTGCGGCCTGGACTTCGACCCGATCGCCACGAGATGGCTGTGCCCGCACTGTCACTTCAAGGCGAACTGCTGCGACGGCGCACCCCTCCCGGCGGCCTAGACTGACTCCTGACCCGGGTGGTTGGCACAGGAGGTTCGACATGACGCGGCTGGTCACGCACGGCAAGAGCGAGCAGGATCGGCTTCGCGAGGGCGAGGAGATCCTCAGCGACCGCGTCAACGGGATGCCCGTCTCCCAGATGATGGAGAAGTACGGCGTCAGCCGGCAGACGATCTACAACCGCATCGAGCAGGCGACGATGGCCCGGGTCGTGCCGACCGTCGACAAGTACCGCGAGATGATGAATGCGGCCTACGACGAGCAGGTCACCCGGGCCAACCAGAACATCGAGGGCTGCCTGCGCCTGATCGAGATGGTCAGCATCGGCACTGACCCCGCCGCGGTGGAGCGGGCGCTGGCCGCCCACGTCCGCGCCGTCGAACTGCTCAACCGCACCCGGGAGGCGCAGCGCAAACTCAACGGGCTCGACCTGCCGCAGCGTGTCGACGTCACCGTCACTGTGCAGGACGAGACCGACAAGGCGATCGCCGACCTGAACGCGAGGTTGGCCGGTGAGCCAGCGGCTCGCTGACGCCAAGGCGCTGGTCCTCGACGTCAACCGGGTCTGCGCCGAGGCTGGGTACTCGCCCGAGATCAACAGCGCCTTCCGCCGGGAGAGGTACCGCGACGACCCGTTGGCGTTCGCGCTGTGCTACCTCGCTCCGCATCTGAGCCTTGAGGACGGCACGATCAGCCTGTCGACGATCCACGAGGCGTGGCTGGACGAGGCGATGGAGTGGGGCACCACACCCGACCGCGACATCTACGTGGCGCCGCGCGGTACTGGCAAGAGCACGTGGTTCTTCCTCGTCATCCCGATGTGGGCGGCGGCGACGGGCAGGATCAAGTTCGCAGCGGCGTTCGCCGACTCCGCCACCCAGGCCGAGGGCCACCTCTCCACGTTCCGGACAGAGCTGGAGCGCAACGTGCTGCTGCGCGCCGACTACCCCGACCTCTGCAAGCCGGCGCGGCGTCAGACCGGCGCGACCATGGCCGACAACCGCGGCATGGTGCACGCCAAATCGGGGTTCGCCTTCGCCGCCCGGGGTATCGACTCCGGGACCTTGGGCCTCAAGGTCGGGGACCAACGTCCCGACCTGATCCTGATGGACGACATCGAGCCCGGGGAGTCCTCGTACTCGGAGTTTCAGGTGGAGAAGCGGCTGTCGACGGTGACCGACGTGATCCTGCCGATGGGCTCAGCCAACGCACGATCGGTGATCGTGGGCACCGCGACGATGCGTGGCAGCCTGATCCATCAGGCGGTGATGCACGACACCGAGCCGCAGGCGTGGATCAAGGACGAGGACTTCGTGGTCCACCACAGTCTGCCGTTCACCGAGGAGGGCGATTCGGTGTGGCCGCAGCGGTGGCCGAGCGACTGGCTGCGGGGTCAGGTCGGGCAGCGCTCCTTCGCCAAGAACTTCCTGAACCAGCCCGTCACCCTCGACGGTGAGTACTGGACCGAGGACGACTACGCCTACGGCGACCTGCCCAGCGTGAGTCGGCGGGTCATCGCAGTCGACCCTGCGGTGACCACGAAGCGCTCCTCGGACGAGACCGGGATCGCCGTGGTGGGCTACTCCGCGTCGGCGCGCAAGGCTGTGGTGGACGAGGCGTTCGGGGTCCGGCTGAAGGGAGAGCCGCTGCGTGCCCGCCTACTCGACGTCCTCGCCCGTTACCCTGATGTGGCAGAGATCCTGTGGGAGCGCAACGCCGGCGGCGAGATGATGGCCGGGTCCGTCCTGCACGACATGCCGGTCCGGGTGACCACCGTCCACAACTCGGAGAAGAAGGAAGTCAGGATGGAACGGGCGCTGTCGTACTACCGCCGCGGTGCCGTCCTCCACGCCCGACCTCTCCCGGGGCTAGAGGCCCAGCAGACAGAGTTCCCTCGCGGTCTCCATGACGACATCGGGGACGCTGTCAGCATCGCGCTCGACCACCTCGCTGCGCCGGGCAAGCGCCCGTTGCGCGCAGCCTCCCGATAGGAGGGCTCGATGCCCACTCCCAACCACGTGTCCAAGGCGTTGGATGCGCTGCGGATGGCGCAGCCCTACTACGACACCGCGGCGGACTACTACACGGGACAGATCGCCGAGGTCTTCAGCAGCGCGAAACTGCGCCAGTTGATCGGGCCGACCGGCCACCGCTACCGGGTGAACTTCGCCCGCACGCCCGTCGACGTGCTGCTTGAGCGGACCACGATGAACGCCATCACCTGCTCCGACGCCGCCGCGCTGGCCACCCTCAACACCGTCTGGGACGCCAACGAACTGGGACTGGAGGCCAAGGATCTGCACCGCCAGACCTACGAGTTCGGCGACGCCTACCTGATCGCGTGGCCTTCGGACGAGATCGAGGGTGGGGTCGAGGCGTACGCCCACGACCCGCTGAACGTGCGGGTCTTCTACGATGCCCAGCAGCCCCGGGTGAAGAGCCACGCCGTCCACACGTGGACCGAGTACGGCACCGGGTCGGAGGGCAACGGGCTGAGCGAGGGACGGTGGCAGCGGGTCGCGCTGTACTGGCCCGACTACGTGGAGCAGTGGGTCTCCAAGAACCGGATCGACAGTGCGCTGGGACAGGCGAGCGTCCCCGGCACCCAGACCGAGTTCGTGCCCTACCTCATCGAGGGCAGCAACGAGGACGGCACCATCGAGAACCCGGTGCCCGGCGTGATCCCGGTCTTCCACTTCAGGAATGGTCGGCCCTACGGACGCCCCGAGCACGCCGACGCGTACGGCCCGCAGGACATGATCAACAAGCTGAACATCACGATGATGACCAGCGTCGACTTCGCCGGCTTCCCGCAGCGCTACGTCCTCACCGACTCGGCGCTCAACCCGGGTGAGGAGGGCGACAACTTCGGGCCGCCGCCCGACGACACGCTGACCACGGAGGGTGGGCTCCCCGGCGTCGACCCCGACTCCGACCTGCGCGCCGGCCCCGGGGAGACGTGGTTCCTCTCGGGTGCGCGCCTGTCGGTGGGCCAGTTCCAAGTCTCCGAGACCCAGAACTTCCTCAACGCCACCGAGTCCCTGATCAAGCAGATGGCCTCGGTGACCGACGTGCCCGGGTACTACTTCGACCGCTCGGGGCAGATGCCCAGCGGTGAGTCGTTCCGTCGCGCCGAGGCGCCGCTCAACAAGAAGTTGGACGACCGCCTGGCCATGCTCGGGGTGACGTGGCACGAGTTCTTCGACTACGTCCTCGCCGTGAACGGGCAGTCGGCCTCCGACGCCTTCATCGCGTGGCAGGCCCCCGAGGTCTACAGCGACAAGGAGTCGTGGGACACCGCCGTGGTGCAGCAGTCGGCCGGAGTCTCGCAGGAGCAGACGCTGCGTGAGCGTGGGTACTCCGAGGAGCAGATCGCCGACTTCACCCGGGCGGTCGAGATCGTGACCGCAACTCCTGCATCTCAAGCCCCACCGACTGAGGTAGCCTGACCTGTGACTCGATGTCGCATGTCCCATGAGAGGTCTCGATGACCCAGCAGGTAGCAGAATCCGGTGCCGACTCCGCTGTTGCAGAGGCGTTCGGGGTGGGATCTCCCCCCGAGGACGCGAACGGTGGTGAGGGCGCCGAGCAGGAAGAGGCTCAGGTAGCCGAAGATGTCCCCCTTGAGGAACTGCCGGCCGCGTGGCAAGAGGAAGTACGTCGCCTCCGCCGCGAGAACGCATCGCAGAGGGTCGCCCGGCGCGACGCCCAGCGAAGCACCCGGGAGCAGGGGGACGGAGACGACAAGTCCCCGAGCGCTCAGGCGATCAGGGCAGCGGAGGAGCGTGGCCGACAGGCTGCGCGTCTCGAAAGCGGTGTGCGGCTCGCAGGAGCCGAGGTGCGTGCGGCCCTCGCGGCAACGCTCACCGAGGAGCAGATCGAAGACCTCGTCGAGGATCTGAACCTCTCCCGCTTCGTGACCGATGACGGCGACGTGGATCGTGAAGCCGTCAAGCACTTCCGCGACCGGACCGTCTCCATCCTCGGCAAGAAGACCTCGCCCCGCCCCGGGCATGGTCAGCGACAGGGTGCGCCGACGCAGAAGAGCAACGCGGACCTGTTCGGTGACTGGCTCAACAGTGGCGGCGGCTAACCACTGAGCCGCTGCGGCGGTAGAGAAGGAGGCGGCCCCGATGGCTGCTGTCGACATCAACCGAGGAACCACGGGTGTCTCTCTCCCCGCCTCGGTCTCGTCCGAGATCTGGGGCGCGGTGGTCGAGGAGTCGACCATCATGAAGGTCTCCCGCCAGATCGCCCTGCCGGGCAACGGCCTCACCATCCCGATGGTGACCGCCGAGCCCACCGCCAACTGGGTGGCGGAGTCCGAGGAGAAGCCTGTCTCCCGCGGCACCGTCTCCAACAAGGCGATGACCGCCTACAAGCTGGCCGTGATCGTGCCGTTCTCGAACGAGTTCAAGCGCGACATCCCCACCCTCTACAACGAGCTCGCCCGGCGCCTGCCGGCCGCCCTCGCCCGCATTT